TTTATACTGATTTGCAGCTTCTGCGATTGCCTGAATCTCCTCCGCAGTATATGGAAGATTCTTCTCTCCTGCATTGGCAAGATCTGTCAGTGCAATCAAATTCAGCTGATCCTGCGGAGTCAATGTGTAATGAATCGTTGTCCCATTGCTTAAAGTCACATCAACACCCTTTGCGATTGCCTCACTATATGCCTTTGCCAATTCTTTAAGCTTCTGCTGGCGCACATATTCAATAGTTACCATTTCAGTTAGATCAGGCTCAACAATTAACTCTGTGATTTCTTCTGGCTCAGGCAAGGAAGTTGATGCCTCCTCGCCTGTCTGCGCTGCTGTCTGAAGCAACTCATACTCTTCTTTCTCAATGGCAATGATCTGTGCATCTTCATACGCAATTCGATCCGTCTGCACTGGCAAAAGCCATGTGTCATGATACAACTTCTCCCCGATCTGGATATACTCAGCATCATCTTCATTACAAGAAAGAAGAATGCAGTGTTTCTTCTGAACTTTTCTGAAATTTGAAGAACTTCCAATCCCTTTGAATGTTGATTTATCAATTATTTTGTAATATTTCAACTAGAATCTCCTTTCTTACAGCGAGAAACAAATAACCTGATTAATGGCATTTTGAACAGCTAACGATCTAAGAGTGGATCCTTCTTCGCCAACAACTAATATCCATGCTGCGGCATTTTGATTGTGAGTACGTTCTGTGTAGTAAGAAGCAGACATCCAATACCCATTCCCAATAGCTTTTTTAGAATCTGCAAGATACCGTTCATGTCTGATAACCCATTTTTCATCGGATATATAGCGATAATACACATTATTATTAAGCCAAAAATCTCCCTCTTTTACATGATTTGAAGTTAACTGTGTTGGATCTGTGCTGTCTGTGTAAATAGTAGGATTATACTCAACATAAAGCTCAAGAAATTTTGCTCTAGTTGCATTACTTACAAACCAAGGAATATGATAACCTTCACCAGTAAATAAAGTATCTGTAGTGCCATCCATTTCTACACGAGCCGGTGGATAAAGATATGTCTCAGAGGTAACCACATTAGAAGTACCATTTTTTTCTTTTGCATTGACCTTTACCTTTTTAATTATTGTTCTCCATTCAACAGGCATTGCTTTGTATACACGTTCATTTTCAACTACGTATGCTGCCATGGAATGCCAGCCGCCACTTGCGTCATATGCATTGTTGTATTGGATTTTCTGTCTTAAAACATTATTGCTTATAAAAGATGCATTGCTTTTTTTGCTAGTATCTCCGGCTAGTCGATATCTCGATGAGCCGCAGTATTCCATGCGCCAAGTCTCATGTGTCCAGGCTGCAAGTGTTTTTGCATTTTCTCTGCCAAGATCTTCATACCAGATTTTGCACCAGTTAATCCAACCTTTTGCACAGTAGTCGAATCCATCACTGTATTTAATTCCACCCAAACATAATGTTGATTTTGTATTTGTGCTTCTGGAACGAACAATTTCAAATACTTTAACGTCTGTATCTGTTCTTGTCATTATTTCAGCTGTATGAAAAGCATAAAGAAACAAACTATTAGATCCTTTTATATGCCGGATTACACATAATCCCGGAATATGTCCATATCCCACTTGTTGCTTCTTATCTCCCCATTCAATTACTGGATTATTTCCATTAAGATATAATCGGAATCCCTCGCTTCCATTTTCTTCATAGCAAGACAGTAACGTAGCTCTTTCATCATTTTTATTGAATTCAAAATCAATTGCTAATGTAAAGGATGGCGAATCTTCATCAAATAAAAGGATTTTCTTATCAACAGCATTTGTTCCGTCAAAATAGGTATTCTCGCAAAGCAGTTCAGAGCGAACATTAGAAAATTTGAGGTCATTTCCCATTTTTAAGTCAAAATAATCCCGCATTTCAAAATACTCGTCCATTTTCTCTGATGCACAAACACCATAAATTTCAGCGACTGACATATCTTTTAAATCTTTACCTGATGGCGGCAGCTCGCCTCTGTCCCATACTGCATATACATCAACATCCTCATGAATAAATCCAGTCGACTTATCCCACCCTGTAAAAACATTGTACACATAGGTATTTTCCTCTGATGTATTTGTTGGAGTTTCGCCATCGTAAACTACCTCAGCTCCATATACAGCTGTTTTAGAGCCGAGAGAGACTCCTGATCGTGAATACCATGTTATGGTATACTTTCTGATCGTCTCCGAATACTGTGCAGTAATTGTTCGGTTCGTTAGCATAACACCAGTGATATTATCCCATCCGGTATAGGTGAAATCATACTGCTCAGTACTCTCTGCAGTCGGTGTGGAAATCCATCCTTCTGCAACCGGATCAGGCGGAACAGAGCCTCTGTCTACATACTCTTCGTGCAAAACACTTCCATCTTTATTAACGTAGGTTGCAATAAACTGAGGTACTAGATTTGCACTATTATAGGTTACTTCCAAATCACTCCATGCCTTTTTGTACTTTGAAATTTCCTGTAATCGAATTGAACCCGATACATAACAGGAACCTGTGACCAGAGAATAGAACAGCTTTACCATCTTGTTAAGCAACACGGTATCTCCCACTGTCCAGTTAATATTGTACAGATTCAAAACCTGCAATGTATTGATGGTCTTAGTTACAACATCTAAGCTATCCAATGTACCGCCCTCAAGCGTTAACGTCTCAAGTGCTGCCAATGTACAATCAAAGTCCGTCAAATCATTCAGATTTCGCATCGTTAATGTATTGATGGTCTCTGGCAGATGCACTAACTGCACCTTGCCGTTTGTTGCAAAGATTACGCCAGTAATCTTGGTTCCTTCTGCATAAAGCTTCAAAAGGTTACTGCACTGTGCAAGATTCAATGAACCAGTAAGGTTTGCGCAGTTTCGGATATCAAGTTCTTCCAACAGCTCATTACTGCCGAGCGTCAGTGATGTCAGACGTAAGTTGGAATATCCCTGTGTGGTATTTCCAAGCACTAATTTACGCAGCTTGGATGCCATGGAGAAGTTGTTAGCCGCGATGTAGCAGGCTGACAGGTCATTTAAGGCTGCAATACGATTCGCTCCGTAGATCGTGACCTGTGTATCGTCCATTGCCGACAAAGGACACTCAATCTTGTATTCTACACCGGCTTTTGCTCTGACCTGCTGAGTGCCGCCATTACCAAACATGACGGACACGTACATGTCTGAATACGGTGTGATACGGAGCGTGTAATCCGGCGGTACTGCCACGTCTCCAGTAGGTGTATAACATCTAAAAGTGATACGGTTATTATCACCAACAACTGTGTTCATCAGTGCTTTAGTTCCAAAATAGATCTCCTGATCACGCATCCACTGACGGCGCTGATACTTTTTGCGTCCCTGCATCATGTCTCTTAAATACTGAACATCATGCTTTGGCTTTGAATTGTCAATACTCTCTCCTGTGAAGGTACGGATATACTTTCGCTGAATATCCAAGCGCCAGATCTCTTCCGGGTAGCACTCCTGATAACTGTCAAACTGTGTAATCAAGTCATTTGCACTGAAACATTCAGAAGCTACAGACGAAAAGACGCTGGTGATCTCGGATGCCAACAGATCACGAAGTCTGCACCAGAAAACAGATGTTGCACCGTTGAATACATAGCCCGAAGCAGAATTTCCTTCGATGTTGTAATCTCCATCCTCTTTTCCATATGGGAAAATTAACTCACCGTTATTGTTAATGCCAAGCGCAGTATCATTATCATAATCCCATAGATCAAAAGCATACTGTGTATAATACGTCTTTCCTGCTGTAATAGAAGTATCCTTTGTCGTTGTGTAAGAGCCGTCTGAGGACAATTCTGCATAGACGTGAAGCAGTTCTTTCACAGGCTTTGCTACCTGACGATAAGTACCAGTCTTGGCAAAATGCCAGAAGGTGTTTTTTGCACGATTGTCCATCATTGTATAGATGTGAGTGAATGCATAGAAGAACTCAACGGCACTTCGCACACACCACTGATCCAATTCCTGTACAAATTCTTCATCCGATGCAGTCACTACCCAGCGATAAAATGCTCTCCATACTTCATTATTGAGTACCAGCTGGGCTTTTCCTCTGCCGGATGTATCATTAACCAGTTTACCGTCTCGATAATCGCCACAGCACGCATATCGTGGTTCAAAAGAATGATCGCCATCAAAACCTTCGTTGTACAAGCACCAGTGACGCATATTGTCTTTGTTTTCCCACTCGGCCTGTGTGATCGGATACACGAAGCTGTCCGGCTTTGCAGCAGATACAGGAGTATATACCTTATTTCCATCGTCATCTGTGCCTTCTGTCAGCGTAAATTTTTCTAAGCAGCGATTTCCAGAAGAATCCAGATAAACTCCAGACTGGAACACGGCATTGTTCTTTGTATTATCTGAAATTTCAATAGTAAACTCATTCATGTCCTCCGGATCATAGGCTCTGGTGTAATCCGTTTTCTTTGAATCGCCTAAGTTACCGAGTGCATAGAAATGCCACTGTGTATCCAGGAACTCATTGTGTGTAGAGATATCTGCGTTTGTTTCACGGATAAATACAACTGCCGGGACAAATTCCATATCATTCTTCACCTTGCTGTCTTTCGCAGCAGCTGGTGAAATATACGGCAGAAAGTCATTATAACGCTTCTGAAGAAGTGCATTATTCACGTTATCTGAAGATGCAATGTTTACCTTCAGATTAAAGAAATTATTCGGCACGGAAGTTCTCGTTAACGCGACTTTTCCAGTATTGCCCTTCCAATCGTTACACTTTTCCGTATATGCATTCTCCGTGTTGTATCCTAATGTCACCTGTGAAATGTAATCCGGCTCTGGATTTTTGATCTTGTCTGAAGGCTTATGTACACCGTCACAGTTAAACAGATAATCCTGATTTCGACCCGAGTTTCCATAGTTATCCGATGTAGTTCCCTGACCACTGTGCCAGCCATTTTCAAAGAGCCAGTTGTCATAATATTCATCTCCCGGATATAAACTTCCGCCCGGAGCATGGATACAGCGAAGACTTGACTTAACAAATACTTTCTTACTAGTTGTAAAGTGATCTGTTTCAAGCATCAAAACCTTTACGTTTGGTATGATCGGTGCCAGACGTTCCGGTGTCAGTTCGCCTTCTCCGCTGTATGGAGTATAGTTTCCAGTCTCACGATTGTAATAGATGCTGTTTCGGTCATATCGTGCCAACATTGTCGTAGAGTCACGAGAATCCGCGATAAAGTTTCGCATGATATCTTCGGTAGTTAATGCTGCCGAGTATATTTTTAGGCGATAGATACGAATATCGCAATAATCAGAGCCTATCTTTAAAGGCTGCGATGTGTACTGGTAGAAACGGTCGCTGCTGTCATACACAAATGCCTTTGACGGCACACCATCCTCATAAGCCATGACAAATGCTTTAGCCGTAGAATCATCACGATCAAGCACGTCAATGTTTATGTCCATTTCAATGATGTCTTCCTCACTGTATGGCATATACAGGTAGGTATTGGTTGCAGCCACGCCGGACTCTGTGTCACTGTCACTGGCATTGTTGGTCTTTAACCATCCTTCATGTGCACTCATCTGGATACCCATGTTTACTGTTGCGCCTGTATTTTCATTAACCGTAGTCTCTACGTTGCTCATCCATACAGCATTTGCATCCTGTACATTTTCAACCATAAAGATCACTTTCATTTCCGCTCCGTTTACAGATGGGTTTGCGTTCAAACCTCCTGAAAACATGTTGTAGTCAAGCGTTATTGACGTACCTGCTTTGATCAGAAAATATGTATCTCCTTTTTCATCTGTCTTATAGCCGCCACCCGACCAGTCAAAGTTATCTGATACTGTGAATTTATATTTATCATTGTGCCACTCTCGATCTGCTGATGAGTTCGTGATTCCGGTCGGATTAAAATCCACTTCAAGATTTCCAATGACAGGTGATACATCAATGCCAAGCTCTGCAATCTCCACCTTGATGGTGACGGTTGTATCACGGCAGACAAGTTTCAGCGTGTGTGTTCCAACTTTGGATGACTGATAATTCCATACATTCTGGCTGGACGAAATCGTATCTGTACTGATCAGCACATCGTCCTCATAGCGCTTAACCACTGGATAATTGGTGGACGGATCATATACGTTGTAAATGATCGGTGTCGTGTCATACTGTCGCGCTTTCAGGACGCCATAATAGTCAGTCCGGTAGATACAACCGATGACTGCCGGTTTATAGCTGCCATCTTCTTCGCTTTCGTCATACCAGATGATGTCGCGATAGAGATGAGCAGTCTCGACCTGAGTGTTGTTCACGGTTGCCGTAATCCAGACTTCAAGAAGATGCGCGCCATGCGATTTAGCCGGAATTGTATAGGACTGCAGCGTACCGGATGATGATGTTGTCACAGTGTCTTCAACTCCGTCTAACTTAAAATGAACTGTCTTGGCAACAGATCCATACGGAGTGTAGGAAAACGACACAGAACGGCCTACAGCGGTTGTGTATCTGTCATTGAAGGTGGATTCGATTCGAATATCAACCTTCTGGACAGTCCATGATTTCACGACTGTGGAGCCTCCCTCATCGGTTACAGTCAGCGTAAATTTCTGTGTTCCTACGGAGACATATTCAGACAGGTCAAACGAATTTCTTCCCTGAGTCAGTGAACCTGACATCAATACTGTGCTTCCTGACTTCCATGTATAAGTCGCGTCAATGGTCTCGCCATCTGCATCGGTACTGGAAAAGTCTATTTCAATCACTGCTGAATCAGTTGTGGTAATTATGAGTGGGGATGGGGTCACACGCTCTACGGTAAGTGTGGTAGTGACGGTGCCGCCTCCACCACCTCCACCTGCAGGAAGCATTGTCTGACTGGCGATTTCCTCGTTGCTGCCCTTGACCTGATATAAAGTCAACACGTAGTTCTGATTGTCGTCCTGTGTCACGGTGTGGTAATAAGAGTAACCTTCTGTATCGATATTGTCGACATCACTTCGTATCTTATCTACAGTTTTGCTTAAAGAAGAAAGGTTGGTTACGTTTGACTCAATGTTCTGTGCATTGGCCTCCACTGACTCTTTTACCGGAGCAAGGATAGCATCCATCTGATCTTTGGTGTAGCTGTTGCCACCGATCACGCGGTATGCACCATTGATAAAACGATAGTGGATGTAGGAGCCGCTCTCCTGATCTGTAACATAGTAATCGGTGTATGCGTTGCCCTGATCAATATCCGGAAGCGTGGATGACACATAGGCGAGAGAACCTGCGATTACTCTCCACTCTCCATCAATGTACTTATAGTACAGATAGCCGCCATTTTCTTTTAAGATGTAATCTGTGTCGGCATCCGGAATGACTGAATCCAAAGAATCTACTACCAATGTGGTTGATGAGCCGAAAACATCCCATTTCTGGGTACCATCGTCATCCGTAATCCACCAGTACTTGTCATAGCCGGTCTTAGATTTGTTTGGAAGCAAATAGAACGTCATGCTCTCTCCTGCATTTGGCAGCTCATCCACAATCTTTATCGTAAATGCCTTATAGTCAGCCAGAAGTGCCTGAGCATAGGTGCGAGCCAATGTAACAGCACCCTGAATTGTATCAGACAGATTTGTATAGGTCAGTGTGTCTGTCAACTTATAGGACTTAACAATCTCATCCTTTACTGCATCCACGTTTTTCTGCACGGAATCTGCTTTGCTCTGCGCATAAGAATAAACGTCTACATTTCGTCCATTTGGATCGTATACTGACGGCTGCATGGCTGTATCTGCCTTAGCCAATACCTGCTCAAAATTTGAATCCACCTTTGTTCTGGCTATGCTACCATCTGTAATAGTCATTGATGCCAGCTTACCGCTTGTAAGGTAGCGGTCCATCTCTAAATTAACTGCCTGGGAAATCTTTTCCGCAATGACTTCATTGTTCTCTAACTGTGTGACCTTCTGTGACAATTCATCTACGGATGATTGGCTTGCTTTAAGCATAATTGCATCTGCATTTTTCTTTTCTGCTGTCTGAGCTCTTGTCACCTCTGCTTCCAGATCGGACTGTTTCGCTTTCTGATTGATCTGACGCTGCAGCTCTTTGTCTGCTTCTACAAGATCGGACACACTCTGTCCGTTCCAGCTTGACAATGCATTTATCTTGGTGACTAACTGCTGATACAGGCTCTCTGAAATCTCTGTGCTTGATGCATCAGAAATCAGATTGTTCTTGTCAATTGTGAACGTCACATAATTGGTTGTACCAATGACTTCTCCGCCGCTTCCATACAACATCATGGTGCAGGTTCCCTCTCCGATCTCGGCCGGAAGATAGGCTCCGTTTTCATCATCCAGATACTGATTGTATGCAACTCCTCCCTGACGAAACTGAGCAAATTTCAGCAGGTTGTCCCAGTCTTCATCCAGCGTAAACTCAAAGCGGACAAACTTCTGCGAACCTGCAACAAATTCTTTTTTGTTCTGCAAAACTCGAAGTTTCTGCCCCTGCACATCGACTGTTACATTCATGTCTGATCACCCTCTTTCTGTGTTTCTTTTTGATTCTCTTCTTCACTCTCTTTTCGCTTCTGATCATAAGCAGCCTGATCATTTTCTAGTTGATCTTTATACATTCCCTTGATTTCAAGATAAAGTGATTTTGCTATCAATTCCCAGAGATACAGCGGAAAGTTATATTTTGAGATTGTCTGCCATAACTCAGACTGGGCGCTGGCCACAATCAGAGAGTCTGGCTTTTTGATTTCATTTTTCTCATTCATAATGTTTATTCCTCAATTGTCTATAATGGTTTTGAGTTTTTCTATTTCTTTCAAAGAATATTGTGTTGTTTTAATGAGATCGGAAATAAGATCAATATAGTTAATGGCAAGATATTCTCCACGATCATCAACAAGTCCCCACTGAGCTATTTCTTGTGCTTCCTGAGCGATTAAGCCATGGTGAACATTATCATCTACGCCGTTGATGTATTTATAACTTACAGGTCTATATTTTGATATTTCCTTTAAAACTTCATCAATACTTAGGTCGACAATATCCTGTTTCAAGCGCCTATCAGAATCATTTACGAGAGTGCCGCGAAATTGGGCACTTTGAACAGTGCACCCAGCCGGGGGATTTTTTCCATCTGATAAACCATAAAAAGTTATCCAGCTTTTCTGTGTATTCTGGAGTCTTGCAGTATAGTCATACGCCGCATTGTCATGACTAGTTGCTTCGGTGTGAAAGTCAATATATGGAGTTGATCCATCGTTTCCGGCAAGCAGCTCAATACCATAATCTACGAAAATGGCGTGCTTAAATTCGACATCGTCATTAAGTTCTCCAACTGATTGCATACAACCTATCTTGAAAGGTCCAGCAGAGTCTATATATCCTTCACCTATTTGGAGATAACCTGAGATTTTTGTAACCTTCACTTTTTGCACACAGTTTCTTGATGTAGAGTCATATTTTTTAAATTCAAATCCGACTCGATAATACTTTGTATTTATGGGCAATGTTGGTACTTTAACTGTTCCAGTAAAATTTCGAAAAGCACCCTTTTCAGGAACTTCTGCGGTATTCCAAGCACCTGTCTTAAAAGTTTTACTTCCGTCATAAAGCCATATACCATACGTTACCGTTTGAGCAGCTTCGCACCAAACATTAAAGTCAAATTTCAAAACATCGTCCTTAACAAATGAATTTATACAATAAAGCTGGGAAACGAATAGATGCTTCAATCCAGTTTGCTTATCTTTCTTTTCAATCCAATCTCCGTGAGTTGAACTGCTTGAAATTGCCTGATCTGATAAAAGAGTAGCAGCGTCATTCTCAGTTACTGTTGCATAATTCGTAAAATCTCCAATTGCAATTTGCTCCGCCGTTATCGTATGTGCTGCAACTTTTCCACCATCTATAGTTGTCATGTTATTATCATAACTCCAACTAGATAGTGTTGAACTGGCAGTATTTACAGAGGTTTTAAGATCACTATCCAATGATGATATTGTAACTGCTCCTTTTAAGTTGATTTTTGATGCACTGATAGTAACCGACTCAGAAGATTGATTTATGCTGGAAATGACAGAATTTTTACTAACCTTACTTTCAATACCCTGTTCATTAATTTTTATACTTGCTTCAGCACTTTCCATACGAGTTGTCAAAGGATCAATATAGGTCGTCTTCACCGTTGACGTAATGGAGTTTGGTAAAAGACTGATTGATGCACTGTTATCACTGATCTTTCCATCCAGCTCTTTATACTTTGCTGACACATCTGCTGTTATAGATGATGCTGTTTGCGTTATGCTTGATTGCGCTGAAAGAATATCCTTTTCATTTTGAGTGATTCGTTTCTCAGCAGCATCTATATCAGACTCTGCATTAGATACTCGGCCTGTCAGCGGATCAATATATGTTGTCTTTACCGTTGACTTTATGGAGTCTGGCAGAAGACTGATTGATGCACTGTTATCGCTGATCTTTCCATCCAGCTCTTTATACTTTGCTGACACATCTGCTGTTATAGATGATGCTGTTTGCGTTATGCTTGATTGCGCTGAAAGAATATCCTTTTCATTTTGAGTGATTCGTTTCTCAGCAGCATCTATATCAGACTCTGCATTAGATACTCGGCCTGTCAGCGGATCAATGTAGCTTTTCTTCACAGTAGATGTGATGGAGTCTGGCAGCATACTGATTGAGGCGGAATTTTCACTGATTTTGCCGTCCAGCTCTGTGTATTTTGATGATACATCCGCTGTGATCCCATTCAACGTAGCATCAAGTGTCACTCCTTTGTCATCGCTGATGTCTTGCAGGTGGAGGTTTTTAATTTTAACGATAGCTGCATTCAGTTCACCAGCATTTATGTGGTTTGCATCAATACCAATGGCATAGATCTTCTTTAAAATTGCATCACCATCCCAGCTCACGCCGTTGTAATGATTTCCTCCATCAGTCGAAAAAATTATACCCGCTGCGTTTACTCGAATAATTATGTACGATTCTTCTACTGTTTTTTTATCATGTAGGTACCAGTTATGTGCTTCTCCTTCTCCTGTATCTGTTATATACAGACCGGGGGCTTTTTCCACCTTACTCACAAGATCCTCGATTGCCTTTTTACGAGCTTCTCGTTCCAAGCTGATGATTTCCTCTGCCTTGCTTTCAGTTTCCCGCTTGCTGGTGATTGATGCGCCTGTATAAGATTTCTGCGTATCACCAACCGTAATCTTATAATCAGATCGGTCCAGAAGATTTCTGGCAAGCGATACAACAGGGCTTCGAAAATCCAACCCGTGGTGTTTGCTTACACAGCGGACATTCTTCATGAAGCGAAAGGACTCAACCTTGACGCCTGTTCCAGATAGATCAGCAGCAGTTACCGTGATTGATTCAACCGACTTGATTGCCTCTGTCAGATCTTCTTTTCCTTTCCGAAGCAGATTCTCTGGAAGTGTTACATCTTCATGCTCCACCGTCTTTAAAATCAGACCATACTTTGATACTGCATCATCATTCTGGACATAATCCTTGCCATTATTTATTGACTTGATGGTCAGATACTGTGCTTCTTTGCCGTCCTCGGCCTCCTGTTTTTTTCCAAGTGGAATGACTGCCGTTGCAAAACCAGAGTCAATCTCTTTTATGCGATCAATATCTACAATGTTTTCTCCATACTTTGCGACCTGCTCATTATTTTCTCGGATTTCTGCCAGATAATCTAAGTAGGTTACGCCATCTTCCCAGCGTTCCACCAGAAAACCACCCATAGAATCAAGAAGCTTAGTCTCAAGTTCTTCCCATGTTGATGGATATTGTGCACTTGAACGAACAATATAGTCATTCGGATCTGCAACCGTGACTCTTCCCACCGCAAACTGACGCTCTTTCTCGACCTGTGCATTATGTTGTTCGATCAGGAAGGCAAAATACTCTCTTGGACTTCCAGCATACTCATATGGACGCACAACTGTATCATTTAGGTAGGCGAGATCACCTTCTGCTGTACATTCACTATCATCATAAAAATTCGGATTGGTCTTTGTGATGCGCCCCTTGAATACAGTTTCTTCGTCCTCTTTTACTACGATACGTGTGATTCCCGGAATGATCGAAGTTTGTGCATATGTATGAGCTGTAGGAATTGTAAATGTCATAGATCCGGCTTTGTTTTTTGCCTGGCTTAACTCTGCTTCTTCCAACTGCAGCTTTTCAATTCGAGGATCATAGATCTTTTTGCCATCCGCATAAATCACAATCATAGCCATCCCTCCTGATATGTTACCGTTACTTTTCCAGTCCCAGAAAAAATCAATTTATTGTCTCCGGCTGAAAAAATAATATCATCAACAGTATTGTTTCCTGCTGCAAGGCTATAATCTGCCCCATTAAATGTTACTCGCATTGCTATACTGCAATTGATAGTTGGAATCACACTCATTCCAAGATTTCTACAAATCAATTCTGCTGAGCCTGATATCTGCTTTTCCCGAATGGTAGGCTTTATCTTGTATCGATACGGTTCATATGTGACTGTCAGCTCCGCAGATGACCAATAACCTTCACAGGAATCTTTCAAGGAAATTCGCCCTATCAAGTAACACTCTGGATCGTATGGGAGGATGATTTTACACTTTCTGCCATGACACAGTCTCTTTAGGACGGCCATCTGCTGATAGTGCTCGCTCATATCAGTCTGCTTTGACACTTTGATCACCATTATGCCAGTTTTGTATCGTACTTGACCATCCTGCTCTGTATAGTCCAAGCTGCCATCCATACCAGTAATATCAATGTACTTTATCTTTGGAGCAGGTGCTGTACGGATGGTAATGTTCTCGATGTCATATCCATAATCTTCCAACAGATCTGTTCCGTCAATCATAAGTCCATCCATCACATCACTCCTCTCTGATTCATCTGTGCATACTCTTGCAATCCGGCATTGATACGACCTGTCATTACTTTACCGACTTTCTTGCCATCCAAGCGCACCTCTGTGTTTTCCAGTGCTCTGGCAACAGCCTCTCCTACCTTTTCATAGTCTGGCTCTGGTGATGCTGATTCTGACTGCTCTGGAATTGATCTCACTACTGATTCTGTTCCGCTTTCAGTAATTGTCTGAGCCAGAATCTGCGGCTGCTGTGTCAACTGATCAATCACAAGACTGGTATCAACTTCTGGCAGGAGTAAGTCTTTAAAACTATCAAGTGTTACCTCTGCTGTCTCCTCTGCCGCTTTTTCAACTTGTTCCTGTCCATCCTCAATACCGCCTGCCCATCCTTCTGGAACGAAAAGAGCATCTGCTTTTGCTGCTGCGGATGGTGAATGAATCTGAGCGGTTGCGCGGAATGCGGCAAGAGCCGCTCGTGCTGAGCTAGCAGCAGCTGCTGCTACACTGCCCTGTCCAGCATATATGCCTGCCGCAAAGCCCTCTGCCAGATATCTTCCAGCGCTCTCTGCCTCTCCCCGATATTCACGAGTCCTTCTGACATACTTGTCTGAAAGCTTTGATGCTGTTCCTGCTGTATCAGCAGATCCTAGTCCCAGATTCATCGCATTACTAACTGCAACACCATCAATCCATGCCAATGTTGTTCCAGCAACTAACACACCAAGAAGTGATGCCATCAATTTTCCTGCTGTTTTGGCAGTATCTGCAGATCCTAGACCATCATCGGTTGCATTTGAAATGTCAACTGCAGTATTCTCGGCATTCTCTTTCTGCGCCTCTGCTCCAGTAATGTAACCAACAATATTGCCAGAGCCAATCTGTGTTGTCGCGTCTGTATCAGTCAAGCCGTCCTCTGTTGCACCTGCGAGTGAAATTGCAGTTGTTGACACTTCTGGTTGCTTTGACTCAGCACCAGTAATGTAACCAGCAATGTTATCGGAACCAATTTTTGTTGTTTCATCCGGTATCGTAAGCTTTTCCATAAAATCATAGGCAATTGATTGGAGAGATTCATCTACCTGCGGACGTTTGGAATCAATTCCATCGGCTGTAGCCTGAGTTGCGTCCTGAGCGGTTTGCTGAGCGGTGCCTATAAGATTTTCGGCAAATTGGTTATATCCAGTTTCAGCCTCTGCATTTTCATCTGCAATAATCGTTGACACATTATAATACTGCCGCCAATTTGCATTCAAATCTTCTATGTACTGTACATTTCCTGCGTTAATCTCTTGAGCAATTGCAGCCACTAATGAAGCTGATTGAGGACCTAGATCACGCAAATATTGAACAAATCCAGCATCTAACGCCTCAATTGAACCAGTTGAAACATCTTCTACACCTTTGGTCAACGCGCTTAAATTTTCTGAATAGCTAGTCATACCATTGACACAGGAAGCGAAGTTTTCAAGAGCCTTGGCAGCCGTGATTTCCGAACCAGATGACCATTCATTGTAAAGATCAAGCTGTCCCATAATAGACGACATTGCACTTTCGTATACACTGTCATAGGTTTCTTCCAGTTTTTTAAAGTACTCTGAGACCTCCTGAGTTGTCTTGTAGGTCTGTCCTTCGTATTCGATCGTAGCTGTAAGCAATTCCTCAGTCGAGGTCGTAGTGTTGTCCTGAGCTTCTGAAAGATCATTCGTCGCATCTGTTGCAGATGACATTGACTCTTTATAATCCTGCATGGTATCATTCCATTCCTGCATCGCTCCATCACAATCATTCACAGCCTGTTCTGCCGAATTCATGGCTTCCTCTGAACTTAAAAGACCATCAAGCAAATCACCATTTGCTTGATTTGCCGCCCAAATTGCATTTCCCGCATGAATGTAAGCGTCCTCCCATTCTTCTCCTGCTGTATGAAATTCCTCAGCTTTCTTTTTATATTGCTCCCATACTGCATTTGCCTCTGGATCCGCGAGTGCCATATCAAAATTTCGCTTTGCCTCAGCAGCGGTTTTTAGCGCACTTGTGTAATCACCAGCCAACTCTGAATAGTGTTCCATAAAAGCTTGCTGAATTGCCTGCTCTTTATAAGATTCCGTCAGCTTATCTACCTCTTCACGCGTCATGCTCAATTCGCCCGTCTGTTCATTCAATGAAAGATTCATATCTGGAATGAGAGAATTTAACTCATCCACATAGACCCCCATTGTCTGTAAATCCGTTGCGGAAAGATCTGCCTTATCTGCTAAATCGAACAAATTATCTGTCAAACGCTTTGCAACCTCTGCATTTGCTTCAATCGAATCACGATTTGACTTGAAACTTTTCTGTTGTGATTCCATTTTATCGTATATAGATTGAACTGCTGCTGAGGTATTCTCTGCATCTGCAAGCAGCTGATGGGCTGTATCAAGCTCTGGAGTTAAAACATCTGTTAATCCTTTGAAAATTCCTGTTGATATATCAACCACTTTACCAGCCGGACCTGAAATGTAATTGTATGCTGCAATGCCGAGTCCTTCCAGGGCAGATCCTGCAGCTGTGATCTTTCCTTGAAGGTTGTTCTGCATTGTATCAGCCATGTCAGATGCAGCACCGCTGGAGTTGCGCAGTTCCTCTTCGTATCCAGCAACCTTGTCAATGCCTTCGTTGAGAATCATATTCAAGCCAGAAATAGAGTCTGAAGTAAAAGTAGATGCTAAAGCTGCCGCCTTTTCAGCATCACCCATATCTTTTGTTGCATCATCAACATCTTTGATGATATCCGTCATGTCACGGAAATTGCCGTTTGCATCCATTACTGCAACAGTCGTGTCACCGATAGCGATCTTTCCTTCGTCCATCTTCGCTGTAACATCACGCATGATGGCAGCAACTTTAGTTCCTGCCTCAGAGCTTTTTGAACCCTGATTTGCCAGTGCCTCCAACAGAGACGTGGTTGTCTCAATGTCCTGACCACTCGCATTCATATTGGCAGCGCAGTTCTTATACGCCTCGCCAAGCTGTTCAGCAGTGGTGTTACTGTGTGCCTGGGCATATGCCAACATGTCCGCCATATAGGTGGCCTGATCTGCTTCCATACCAAATGCTGATAAGTAATCCGTTACCATGTCGGATGCTTTCGCCAAATCCATACCTGACGCGGCTGCCAGCTGTAATACACCATCAATCGCACTGATTGACTTGTTGGTATCCCAGCCAGCCAACGCCATATACTTGAATGCCTGTGAAGCTTCCGTGGCGCTAAATTTGCTCGATGAGCCAAGCTGTTTTGCTTTCGCTGACATCTTCTCCAGTTCTGCACTAGTAGCACCTGAAATTGCCTGAACCTCAGACATAGATGCTTCAAAGGTGCTGCCAACCTCAACAACATACTGTGTGGCCTGTTTTACTGCTGACGCAATCGCAGCTGCACTCACGACGGTGGCAATAGTTTGCCCTGCTTTACTGACGGCAGCATCAATTCCTTTAAAATTTTCCTGCGTTGACTTTCCAAAGTTTGCAACTGTTTTCTCCGATTCCTGTAGTCCAGTCTTTATTCCTTTTTGATCAACACTAGTTTCAATCTTTATCTTTCCATCAGCCACGGCCACTCACCTCCTTCATACGTTGCTTCACGTACTCTTTCATGCGACGGTTACGTTCTGACAGCTTCATTGTGCTTTCTGTGTCCTCGCCTTTTAGCTCATATTTTTTGCGCATCTTCGCGTAAAAGGATTTTTGTTGCTTGGACATGCCAGACATATCCACAGTTCTATACATCATTACTTTGCTGATCTTGCAATTGTCAGAAAGATTCTCCATCAATGCACAGAATTTCCACCAGTGGAGATTCATCGGCTGAGTCAAATCAATCCGATACTCTTGCAGGAATGCCGCCCAGATCAGGCGGCTGTCTATGCTATAGTCAATTGCTCTTGTGTGCTTCTGAAAACGTCCTCTTCGCTTTTTCTGTTCGTCTTGCTTTCTATCACAACGAAAGAACCACACAAGCTTTTCTATCGCCTGTGTGGTTTGTTCTGGGGCTTTCTCTATGTAAAAGATGTTCAGTGCAGACAAAATCCGCTCGGTATCGCTTAATTCTTTGTCATGCATTATCTGATCAATCAAAATGATAGCACGAAAGTCCGTGTTGATCGGATATTCCGCACCATCAACCTTTACTTTATCAGGTAGCTGTTCCAGGAGCCAGTTCATGCTTTTTCACCGCCTCTGCCAGATTTTCATATTTCTTTGCTATACAGCTGCGCCGCACTACTGCCAGCGCCTGCTCGGTCTGAATCTTTCCAAGGAAATCATAATACGCTGCCTCGGCCTCCTGAACGTCCTTGCAGCCTTTCAGCACATCCGTCTTAGTCGCATCAATGAAAAATTTACGGTACATGCCGATCTGCCATCGGATGTACTCGGACATGGTGTGTCCGGTTGCCTTATATTTTTCATTGGCAGCGGCCATATTACTGACGGCCTTCTCAAAGCGCTTCGCATCTTCTAAGCGTGTATGCTTAAAATCAATTTCCTTCCCGTAAATTTTCATAACTACTCCTTACTCTCCTGCTGACCAGGTATATTCTTTTGGCTGATCTCCGATCTTACGAAACTCAATATCAATGCCTGCTGAATCGCCACTGTTTCCGGAACCATCATTATTGACAATAATGGTAACCTGTCCCTTCTCGCCAAGACCAGTCAGAATGTTAAAGTATACATAGTTGGTCACAACCTTGTGACCGGTGCCGTACTTGATCGCATTGCTCAGACAATAATCCTGTGCCTCATCACCAACATAGCGATCTCCAGTAACCTTAAAGGTTCGCTGCGTTCCTGTCTTCTGAGTAGACTTACCGGCACGAATATAAGTCTTTTCAGATGTTACTGGATTCAGAGACGCATCCAGTCCGGCAATATTCATCTGTACGACTGCATACTCAGATTCTTTTGTTGCCACTGCTCCTGTCGGTGTCAAATCAATTGCCAGCACCATATCATCCGCTGTTACATCTCCAGTATACTTTGGATTTGGTGTAACATCTTTCATTAATTCTGCTAATTTCATCTTATAACCTCGCTTTCATAGTAAGTAACACGGCACTGGAACATGTACCGCGCTGTTAACTGCTCCATATTTACTCCGGCCAAATTCGGCATGTTCTGCAAGACTTCCATTTTCCGCACTCTACAGTTTTCTGGAAACTCCGGATATTCTTTCTTGCGATTCTTCTCCTCTACCCAGTCCATCAGACCTTGCGCAAAGGTCATTGCCTGCAAGTTCACATCATCGCCATATGGACTGTAAGATTTTGTCACAATGATCGTGAAACCATATTCTTTCACAGCTCCGGAACGAATGTAGCGCTTCTTGATCTGATCTGCATAATCTGTCAGAAAAGCAACTGAATCCGCTGTCTCTCCTGAGAAGTTAAAATTCATCTCAGTTGAAAGCTCTTCGATCTTTGGTCGGAAGAACTCGACCATTGCATGATGCTTATCCATCTCATCCTCCTGACTTTATATAATTTTCATATGCACGCGCCAATGCGTCTTTACGTTCCACCATCATTGCCTTGTCCCAATGTGATGTCGCTTTTGGATGCTGAAATGAACTGTATTTTAATCCTCTGCCAGTGGGAACCTTTGCGATTCCTGGTCGAGACCAGTAAAGACCTTCGCCATTTGTAAATGCACCTTTCTTTGTTGTCGGATCAACGTATAACTTTCCCTCATACTGATAATGAGCGTATGGAGAATTGTACTCTACAACCCCGTGATCATTCTCTGTGTAGACACTAACGTTCTGGGTAAGAAGCAGGTGCCTTGCTGGAATATATGGAATCATTAGGCGCTCTGCCTCGCTTGCCAAAAATAGAAGGCTGTCACGATCATGACAGCCACTCACATCCTCTGCGATTTTTGCTTTTGATTTTGTCCAGTCGAACGAAAATTTCATTTCATCAGCCTCCTACACGATAATGCTTATCCACAAGATGTTTTGTGTTATCCACGGTCTTGCTGATAATAAAGGCATCTGGCGCATACTGGCGAAGCACCTTTGTGATATTATTTGTTGCCGGATCGATCTCTTCTTGGCAAATTCCTTTTACCACAAGATCTCCTGCTGATAACGTGAAACCATTCTGATCCTGTTTCCACTCGTGATACGGTCGGTAAGATGGATTTTTTGGAATCCGAACAGTGTATTCCGGTCGAAGATCCATCTGCAAGAAGGTCTGTTGATTTGCACCAGCTGAGCGGATCATCGCACTGTTATAGCTGCATCGCTCCAACACTGTTTTTTTCCAGTGTTCCTTTTTATCTGTGGAGTCAGCTGCCTTCAGTCTGTTGTATATTGTGACCGTATCACAGTAGTTCGGATTCATTTCAGCCCCCTGTACATTAATCCTGTATTGCAGAGGTACTGCGCGATCAGGCGCCGCACCTCCTTCATTTTGCCTGTTTCAGTCAGCGTTGAATTTGACAGATCTACCGTTCCACTCTGACCATCATTTGACCAGGATGCTAATGGACCTGCCAGGCCGCTTTCCTGCTGCTCGGCCTTAGCCTTGTCTGCCTGATACAACACCTCTGCCACAGCGCAGGTACACAGCTTAACCTCTTCTGGCGGTTCCGGCATAGATTTGACTCTTTCAAAGGTATAGCGGTCAATCTGCGCTCTGGCCTCACGTTCCCAATACAAAAAAGAGTCCTCTGGCACTACTGGGGATTTCCCCAGCAGATATCCAGATGTGTAAAATTCATAATCTACATATACTGTTCCCATAGATTACTCCGCGTGCTTTCTGACACCGACACGAGCCTTGGTTGTTACACGATAACCAGAATTGATCTCAACCTGTGCCAGAGTACCGTTGAAATTCTCGGAATCCTTCAGACGAATGGTTTCCAGATTGTCGACAACGGAAAAGCCTCTCCAGTCGTACATGATGAAATCAATGTCAGTCAGCTTCACGGTCTGAAGGGTACCTGCATAATCGTAATACTTTGCAGCATCCAATGAGTCAAGCATGTTGCACTCGATCCAGAGCATACCCAGCCATCTTCCGATCTGGCCAGTCTGCATAATCTGATCGTTTGTGACCGGAGTATACTGATCGCCAGCAGCTTCAAGCATTGTAGTATAAGTAGCTACCGATGCCAGCACGACATTAGCAGCAGCCTTTCCGATTCGAATTGTCTTACGAGCATCCAGAATCTCTTTCTTGATGTTTTCCTTAGTCAGTGCGGTTGTGCCGCTCATAACAGTTCCCTCGTGTGCCAGACAAGCAAGTCCAGATGCCTGCCAACCCTGGCGGCAGTTCTGTGTTGCCATTGCCAGATGTTCTTCTGCCATTGCATACGGCACCGCGTTTGCCTGAATCTTGTAGATCTTTTTGGACTTAGACTGAAGATTGTTCAGACTAAGAGGGATCAGCTCATTTTCAGCTGCTTCATGTGAAAAATCAGATGCCGGTGTTTTCGGATCCTGAATATCATCCTCTGCCAGTTTGAAGACCTTTACCAGTCCACTGTCTGCATCGCCCTGAAACTGATCGTTGTAAGTCATTCCCGGCTGAAAAATTGAATCAAAATACAGATTCGGCTCTACGATCTGACTATACTTCTCTACTACGTTACATCCACCATATTCCATTACTTCTTTCCTCCTCGATACTATTTGTTGTTGCCATGATAATACTTGTTGTTGCCGTACTTGGCCTTCAGATACGCTTCATCAGCGTCAAGGGTGCTTGGGCGGTCTTTTCTGTTTACACCACGTACCCAGCTGCCCGGCTTTGTTTCCTCTTCCTCTTTTTCTTTCTCAAAGGAATCCGGATCCTCTTCCTGAAGCTTTTTCATATACTCATCTGCTCCGACAAACTGACCATCCTTGTACTCCAGTTCCATCATTCCAGCAAGCGCGGCCTTATGTGCCAGCTTTCCGCGAATCTTTTTACCTGAGAGGTAATCCTTCGCCGCTGCCTCTTTCTGCAGACCTGTGATCTTGCCCCGAAGTGCTGTTGTGTCTGTTTTGTACTTTTCTTCCCAGTCGGCTGCGGACTTTCTGATGCCTTCGATGTCCATATCTTTATAGGACTTAATCTGCTTATTGGCATCTGTGAGCTGCTGTCTTACACCTGCAAGCTCAGTTTCTTTTTCCGTATACTTCTCTACGGAAACGTAGCGACCCTCGGACAGATCTGCATACCGGACATGCTTCTGCTTATTCGGCTCTCCGTTGTTGTGCTCCTGAAGCTTCTCGTCAACCTTGGCGTACAGCTCATCTCCTAACAGTTCCTTTAATTCCATCGTTTCTCCTTATGAGCTTCGTTTTTATTTGTGGTTTCTCCACCTGCTCCGGCAGTTTTGCTCCCGTACCGAGGGGATATTCCCGGCAGTTTATACGTCGTAAGGGGTTCGGACATAAAAATAACACGCATTGCTGCGTGCTTACGAACATTATTTAGTTGTGCTGGCGCAAATTACTCCACTCCGACCTTTCCTGGCAAGATCACCCAATCCTCTGCCAACATATCTGCCTGTGATGCCAACCATCCCATCTGCACTCCGCTGGTGCCGACAAAAGCAATAGCTGCATTGCCAATTGCCTTGTGATCGCAGTTGACGATCTCTCCATGGGCCGTCTTATAAGATATTCCGGTTGCCAGTTGGATGTACTGCCCCTTTCCATTCCAGCCTTTACGACACACTCTCATTCCCGCTTTTAATGCGCTGATCGCTTCTCCAAAATCCATCTTCTTATCCTCACTTTCTTAAAAATAGACGCAAAAATACCACCGGCCTCTCGGCTGGTGGTATCAATCATAAATTACTTCTGGTCGCGACATTTTCTTAGGAACTACCGTACCATACTTTTCGATTGTATAATCAAAATCATCTGTAACACATTTTAACAATAACTCTGCAAATTCCTTCTGGTCAAAATCTACATTTGGAGGAAAATTAGGGCAATAATGAAAATGTAAAACAAATTTGGTGTGTGCTTTATCTAGTTTCTTTATCACTTTGCTACCTCCTTTAATTTCTTTTCAAAATACTCCAAAGATCTAGGGAAATATTTTTTCATTTCGTTGTAACGCACTTCATCAAATTGTGCCTCAAACATATGCGCAAACGCTTCTGACGTAATATTACTACTGTTTTCCCAATATTTCAAGTCTAATTTGTCTCCTCGTTGTGTACCATGTCCTGCAACACCTCTAATATTTCCCTTAGTAATTCCTTCTAATAAATCCGATACAGCTGAGTGTTTTCGCATATCTTGTAAATCTCGACTAATTGCATCATCAATCTTATCATATGTCGTAAGTTTGTGAAGTTTTCCGTATAGCAAACGATAATCCATTGCATCCTTTTTTAATAAATCTGCAAATGCATCATCATCAGAGGTAACGTTCAGTGCATCATCAATTAAATGCCCATGTTCATGGAACCAACTTGCACCAGCGCCTCTTTCATTCCTTAGATCTGCACCATAATGCATTGTGATTTTCTTTGTCTTTGGAGTGAAATGTGCAACTCCCTCATATGACGAATTTTCAATTGTGTTACCACCTGCATATTTTGCAAATACCCGCTTTGCATCATCTCTTCCATGTGAAAACTTTTCTTTTAACACTTCATAGTATTCTTTGTCAATATTTTCATCATTTCTGAGTTTTTGCTTGAAAGTTCCCAAATCAGATTCTTTTATATCTTCTTTCTTAACAGGCTTTTCTAACTTTACTAGCTCTGATTTTGTTGGTGTAAACTTACCTCTCAACCCATCCTGATACACTCGCTCCATCTGCTCCGGAAGCTCCATCACTTCTGAAAAAGCCTTGTAGGTCTGCATCTGACCTTGATATTTGGCCTTTTTCAGTGTGATATCGTTCGGATCCGCGCCGCCGTCCTGCATCAGGCGGATGTCTTGACGGGTCTTTCGCATCCGAGTCTCCATTCTTCGCTGTGCTTGAAGTGCCTCGTATGTGGTGTACTTCTTGCCCAGATACTCTTTCGGAGTGTTCTCCTCTTTGATCATCTGGTCAAGCTGCTCATCCGTGTAGGTACGAACGGATACGCCAGGAATAAACGGTTTGTAATCGTGATAGCAGTTGGCCCCATGTAGTCCGGTAACAGTTCCCAGCCCACAGATATCTCGCAGCTGCTGCATCGTCCAAACACGACCTTGCCACGGCTGATGGGTTGGACGTGCTCCGACATGATATGTAACCTCGTATGTATCCGTCTGAAGGTCCTCTGCCACTTGCTCGTTAATCTTTCCCTGCACCTGCCGAAAGCCTGTCATGACCGCTCTTCTGGCTGCCACATCAACTCGATTATGCCAACCTGAGTCGTAATCAATCCATCTGAGACCTGAGGTGGTCATCGTGTTGATCGTGCGTGCTAAGACGGTATTGTATGAGAATGCACCTGATTTAATGTCCATTATGGCTGCATCTAATGTCTGCTGGTAGAACTTCATCGTAGGCGAATACACAATATTTTTCGTTACAGGATCACGGATTGCAAAGCCTGTCGAGGCTGTGAGATTTCGGAACGTATCTTTTGTTTGACGCTTTGATGCCTCAATCACTTGCAGCAGCTGAACATTCTGTTCGAGTGGAATCTGCTCAAAGCCAGACACCTGATACTCTCGATCGTGCCCGTAATACTCTCGGTATACGTCATCCGAGAAGATCTTGTCCACCTCGTCATCTGTCTTCTCAAGCATCTCCTTAATCCATTTTCGGATCTGCTCCTCTGACTCACCTAATTGCTGCAGTCTGGAGATCTCCCAGTCGGCAGAGGCTGGAGAAAAGCCATTCGCCTTGATGCGCTCTATGATGTCTTTCATGATACGCATCTCCAGCTCTGACATCAGTTCTACAAACGGCTGCGGAATCTGTTCGAGTTCGCCCTGTGTCATTCAATCACCTCTGCTGGCTGCTGAATGGATTTCTTTGCCTGTTCCTCGGACTCGCCGTAATACTTTGCACGGTATTCCCAGAGCTGCATAGCGCCCATTGCAACGTCCTCTCGGTCGGTTTTTCGCTCTGCATCCTTATCGACAACCACGCTGTCATCAAAATCTGTGCAAAGCTCAAAGCCTCCTTCTGGAGCAAGGTGTCCAATTGTGGTCCATGCATTCATGGCATCCAGAAGACCAAGAAGTGCATCTCTTAGACTGTTTTGAATGGCCTTTACCATCGCGTAAGAGCGCTGCTTTCCTGTCTTAACCTCGGTTGCCGTCTTTGTCACAATCGTTGGATCTGATATTGTGCCATATGCCAGGTGTGAGGAAAATTCCACTCGCTGAAGCATCCTGTTATAGCCATCGAAAAAGCTTTCGTTTCTGATATCCGGAGAATATACATTGAAAAATGGTGAGCCGTTTTTATCGGTGACATCTCCCATATCTCGGTATAGTCGTCCCTTGCCCTTTGGCATGATTACATGACCTTCTCGATCCTTCTCAAAGAAATCGTTTCCTGCCTGTACCGCCGCTTCCTTCGCTTTGTACTCCCAGAGAGTAGCTCCATACTGCTGATCGGCATCTCGGATATGCTTAACGGCTCTTGCATAGATGGAAACTCCGAGCGGGCTATTGCGATCTACATTATTAGCCACCGGTATTCTGAAATATGAAAATAGCGGACATGTCGCACCCGCCAGTAAAACCTCTGGTTCCAGATCTGCCCACTCAGAAACCTCATTTAATTGGACTTCCTGTCCCAGATTGATGATATCATTTATCTTTACAGCTGCCCTCCTGCTTTTAAATGCCTTATTCTGGATGCGGTAAGTATGAGTCCGCTCGTCATATTCCTGATACTCCAGCTTCGTATATAGCCATTTTCCTTTGTGCTTGAACTCTGGAAAGATTGCTGCTGTGACCTGCTTTGCGGAATTGAACGCAACCGGAAAGAAATTATCGGAGTGAATATAGTCAACTGCGATATGTTCGCCGCTAATGTATGGCTTTAAGATCAAACCTCCTCCTGCACAGGCATATTCTACAATATCTGACAGATCTTTCTTTACTTTTGCAAATTCATTGTCCAGATACTCAGCTCTTGCGTCTCCATCAACGCTGATCCGCGCCTCCATCGTTACGGCTGTTGCCATCTCGGAGCAGACAGAAGAGGGAAGTTCACAGCTTAAAACATCCATGCTTGGGTCAATCCATGGTGCTTCGTTTTCATACATTTTATTCCACAATAAGATTCGCTGTGCCATCTCTGTGCTAATTGCGATATCCACACCCATTGCCTGTTGAATGTTCTCGTAATACATCATGGTTCATCACCTCCTTTATCGTCTCTTACTGCTACAGGAAGAAAATATTTAATCTTCTTCCACATTCCCATTACTGCATATCTGGTTCCGTCTTGACAGTGATCGTTGATCTTTAAGACCTCTTCCTTGCCCTTTTCTATGCTTTTTTCATCGTACTGGTACAAACCCATCTCCTTTATAAGCCATGGTTGTTTTCGACTTAGCTTCAAGCAGCCAAATGATAAAAGTTTTTGCACACGGCTGATTCCGAGCTTTACCGTATTGTCTGCATCTTTTATTGAGATATCTGGCACCAGACGTTTGATTTCCTCTGCCAGACCTTTTGCCGAAGGGTCTATGAATATCCATGAGATCTTTCTGTTATATTCTCTTTCCAACTTCTCGCAAAAGCTCTTAAAGTCCGCCGCATACTCGGACGGTGATTTCTGGCCTGATTCGCGACCACTGTGATAATACTCATCCAAACCTCGTAAACATCTGTGATTATAGTCAATGCCAAATGCCTCAAATACAGTTGGGTTCTTTTGGCCGTAATCGATGCCAATGCCGATTTCTCCGATGGTCTTCTTTTCTGCCTCTGGCAACTCGTCCTCGATATGACTTTGACTAAACATGTAATAGATCAGCTCATCCACGCCTACGCATTCACCGCCCCACACCCAGTTGTACATCTTCTGATCTACGAGGCGCATTGCCTCTGCACTGTCGATCAGTGCCTTTCCCAGCCATGCTTCCGGTACATCCTGATAGGTGGTGTGAATGTGTATGGTATCTGGGCGGCGCTCCATCTTCTGAAGCCATGCCATAATCGGCGCGTTGGGGTTCTTTGGTGGATTAAACAGATAAATCATCTGAAAGTCGTTATCCACATTACCTCGAACGAATGTCGCCTCTATGTTGGCTAGCTCCGCCTCTCCCTCACCATCGTCAAAGAACTCGGTTGCCTCGTCGATGATAACCAGCTTGATCGGCTTGTCTTCATCTATGATACCTTTCGTGTCGTCTATGCCATCGGAACCAGAGAAGTATATTGTGGTGTTGTACTTCTTGTAGGTGATCTCCATCGGAGATTTCGTTATGTAGAAACGATTCTTCGGAATCTGCAAGCGATTGATGCCGCGAAGCATTTCCTTGTAGACGGTTTTACGAAGTTTATTGTGATGCTTACGAAGAACTACTACCGAACCTCGCGCATCTGCCGTGATCTGGTAGACAGTTCGGATACCTGCATAGCTTGACTTTGTTCCTGATCTTCCAGAAGTTAAGATGATGTTCTTGTGCTTTTTATCATTAAACAGCGGCAGATACTTAGGAATAACGATATCGGATATTTTAACCTGTTTCTTCGGTCGCTTCTCCAATTGTTTTTTCACTTGATTCTCTGTCTGCATCATTTATAATCTCAACTCCATCATCTTCATTTTCAACTGGCTGGGCGGATAAGCGCTCTGTCTGGGCCTTGATCTGGGCAATACGTGCGCGCTGCTCCTCGGTGGCTAAGTCCATATGATCCGACAACCATTGAAGAGCTTTCATTCTATCTGCAAGCTTGATGCTTGCCCCATCGCGGCCTTGTTTCACCTCTGCCAAAATGGTGCCGTCTACTTCAGCAGATGGGCGAAATCGGACAGTATTCACAGTTTTGGTAAGCTCTTTTTCTTCGCCGGTATCAGGATCTTTGACCTTTACTGGCCCATACAGCGCCATGACAGGGACCTCTTCAGTGCCAAATTCAAGGTAGTCCGTGATGTCAGCAAAGGCGATGTCGATGTATTTTTGAAAGATATCAGATTCATCCAAAAGCTCTCGATTCAAGCGATGCTGCTTAAGACGTTGAATCTCATTTCTAATTCCATCATTTTCCATCATGCGATATGCATTTGCTACTGCTATTCCATAGCTACACTGATATGCCTTTTGGTACGCTTTGGTCGCATTGAAAGATCGAATGTAGTACATGCAGAAAAGCCGCTGTTTATCAGTTAAATCAGCATTTTCTATTACCTTTTCAATTGCTTCCTCTGCCTTTTCTTTTTTGGGGCTATTTTGTGTGCACACTTTTTTCTGATTTTGTGTGCACACCTTTTTCCCATCCTTCAACCATTTGTATCTTGTCTTCCAAGACTTCACTGTGTTTATGGTGACACCATACTTTTCAGCAATCTCTTTGTATTTCATTCCCTTGCAGTAATCTATATACGCAAGGTCATAGTTTTGCGGTTTTAAGTTTTCATCCAATCCTCACCACCTCTCATTCATGTCTGTTTTGGGCATAAAGAAAAGCAGCCCCGAAGGACTGCCTTAAATCACGTAAAAGATTTATTTTTTAATCACTGCTGACAATACAGTTATTTTTTCTTAAACCCGTATCATAATAACTTTCATTCTGTGTGATTAAATATACTATATCATTAAACAAGAAAAGGCGAAAGTTTTCGTTCAAAGCTGCTTTTGCCGCTTTTGTAATTGTACCAAAATATTGTTTTTCGTCTGTATTGAATACTCTGACCATTAACATATTGTTTTCCACCTTTCGCAAGCAAAAGCCGCCAGCTTCTGCTGACGGCCTACCTTAGGGAAGAACACTACCCGATGTGTTCGAGATCCTCTGATCTCTATTTTTGATTGTATCACACTTTTTTATGCATTTTATGCAAAGTTAAAAATCCTCGGATATTTTTCTTCAAAAGCTATACTCTTAATGATTTTTCCTTTTTTTAAATTTTTTTCCCAGATATCCATT